AGTGCAGCAAAGTCTAGCGCTACGATGGTGCCCTTGTCACCATAGAAAGACTTGATGATGCCCCTGTGTTCACGCTTCAAAGTGAGGATCTGAGGACCGCTCTCGACCGTCAAACGACCAGTCAATGTTCTAAACCGATTGTAACACACGCGAGGAGCAAAGTTATTTTCATCAGGCTCGAAGGAACGAACCGCAGGGATGTTTCCTTCACCTTTGTCAAGGATTTCTTGACGGGCTTTTGTGTCGACGCACGCCAGTCTCAAAGCCCTGAAGACGCCGTTACTGGGCACCCACGCGTCCTTGTAGTAATTCAAGGGACTGTCGGCCATGGCCTCTTCCACACGCCCAATCAATTGCTTGGTGAAGCCCTGGTGTTCTCTTGAAGGCATCACACTTCGCCACGGGATCTGTGTGTCGACCAGTGAACCAGACATAATTGACATCGCCTGCACGAATCGTTTGGGTGGCAACAGATCGACCTGCTTCCCAGACAGACGAAACACGGTGTCTAGACACCAGTCGCTAGCGTCTTTTACGTGTCCGCTGAGGTGCCAGACGTCCTTAGGCACGTTGTCACACCACTGAAACGAACCATCGGCAACAAGAAGGTGTTTCTCAGTCCCAAGAAGAGACATATCGAGGCAAAATCGTGGCATCAGTGCATCTTACACCACTAAGTGTCAAGACTACACAACATCACTTTTTACTCTTGATGAGCTCGTTAAACTTACCAATGAACGCATCATCTGTTTTTTCAAGCAGAGCCTTGACGCGCTTTGTGATATTTGGCGCATCCTGGAATACGCCGTATGCATCATGAAACGCAAATGTCCAGGACGTCTCGAACTTTCCAGGTGAAAACGTGTGTGACAACCCGGTAACGACATAGACGTTGTCAAGCGTTGTGCCTGTTCCAAAATCAATAAAGAACTTCTGGGCCATTGTCGCCAAAGGGCAACCCAACGTATTGACAGTCAGTTGTGCTGGGATAACACGCAATGGAATGCCCAACTCACCAGAGCCGTTTGGCGCAGCGTCATTGCGTGTTGAAAACCCACGGGTAAGGTTCGCAGCAGTCAATAGCGGGTCTGCCTTTGAAGAAAGTGCCGCATTGAAGATCGTCGTACCATTCGATCCATAAATGATCGTCGGCATCAATTTTGATACAGTGTCCTTGATTTTTTGATTGTCAAATGATCCGACCCAACTGACGCCCGTCGAATCTGGGATTGCTTCGAATGTTTTTGCCTGACCTTCGACGACTGAGTTCAAAGGGTCGGTGTTCGTCTGTCCTGACAGCTTTTTTGCTGTTGACGTTGATGGATTCTGAACAAACCCGGGCTCGCCTGACGTATTCTCTGCTTTTGCTAGCGATGTTGCAGCGACATTTGAATCAGTCTGCTTGTCATAGATGTGGAAGCGCATGATGCGCTTCGAAGATTTTGCCTTGAGGTCTTTTGCAGTCTCAACTTTTGCATCACGTGCTGAGTAGTTCAACTGTTCTAGAACGTCATTGTCACCTAATTCAGATGATGACTCATGCGATGTTTCAACGTACATTTCAATCGTCGGCATTTTGAACGTGCCGTATTCAAGCATGCTCTTTGCGATCATGCTTTCGCCTTTTCCTTGCTTGTCTTCTACAACAGCATCTTTTGATGCAGGATCATAGGGCTTATAAGCAGACCTCAATCCATACCCAATCGCTCGATTGTCAGTGAACTGTGAATTTCGTAAGAGTAACAAAAAGTCGTCAAGTGTCATCTTGTCACTACCTTTTTGAACGCATTGTTCACGATATTGATCAAGAAAGACTGCCATTTCAACGGGAAATTCCGCGACGCTGTGACTACTCACTGGACCACATTGACTGTTTAGTGCGTAGAAAAAGATCTGTACTTCGTCAGCAATTCCTGCATGCACAATCGTCTTCAATGCAAAAACACTGAACAACTTTCCAAACGATACGACGGAATTTTTGAACTTAGTAACCTTTGTCGTGGGTGCCTTGTTGAAATCTGCAACTTGTTTCGCTAACTTAGCATCAACGTTTGTTTTTCCCGGGACGGGAAGAAATGGATCTTTGCCAGTTAGTGCTTCTTGAAATTGTTTGTTAATGGTTTGAGTGACAGTTGAATCAAGGCGTTCTTTGAAGTTCAACTTAGCGTCGGCTTGTTTCGCAGATGAATCGCCATAGATGTCATTCAGAACTTTTTTGAGATTTGAAATAGCGGTGGGATTCGTCGTTCCCCCAATGCGCAACAACTTATCTAGACCAGCAATCGCCGCCTGAGTGTCAGCCTTGTTGAAAGGAGGTAGTTCGCCAGATTGCGCAGATTGAATGACTTGAAACGCACGGATCTCTTTGCTTGGACCGTCGATGTTTGCCAAGTTTGCTGCTTGAAGTGCCGCATTGAGCTTCTCAGAGAGTATCTGCATTCTTTTGATTTGAGCCTGCGCATCTTCAGTTGTGTCTGAGATTAGCAATTGTTGCAGCTCACTGACACCCTTTGTGAACAGTTCGAGATTCACTGTTACTTGTCCGATGTTGTCAAACGCGATGCTGCAATTCTGAATTCCATACGCTTCGCGCATCAACATGTTGTTGTTGATATAATCAAAGTACGGATTCTCACCATTTCTCACGGGTGCACGCCAACCATATGTCATCCATATCGTGACGCCAGTGTAGACCTTGGGCCGAATGAAATCGCTAATCTCTGCAAGACGAGAACGATCATGTAGTTTGATGACCATGTTGCACTTTTTATGTGCAAACACGCCAACAGTGAATTGAGGCTGCGAAATTGTTACGCTCTCGAGAGATGCAAATGGTCTGAATGGATCTTGAACAGGAACGTATCGAGCACCTTTCGCGCCGACGCTTTCGTTAGGCTGTGGATTGACCAACGTTTGTGGCGTCGTAAACATCTCCATTCCTGCAAAATCAAGTTCACCCTCCACCCCCTTTTTGTCTTTTGCGTTGATTTGATGACCAGCAATCATCAGATCATTTGCGTCAGTTCCGTCTTTTACGTCAGCCGCACCGATCAAAAATTTAAGCAAGCCGGGTGACTGCAACTTAGTTGCAATCGGTCGTGAAATTTGAAATTCAGCATCGAGAAATGGAACAAGTTGTGACACGACCGTTGCTGGCATGCTGTTTAGAAAGATCTCGACTCGGCGAGTGTTTCTGTTGTTCGGGTGAAAGAACGGTGACTTGCTGAGCAAAATTGAGTAGTTGAAATTTGGATCTGATTTGAATGTCGGACCCAAGATATCCTCAATCTTGTCGATTGCGGTCAACGCATTTCCCTTTGTCGGGTCAGCAGCTTGTAAGCAATCCTTGCCAAGTGCTTCAACAAAGCCTAAATTACTGTAGAACGACAAAAAGTCATTGAGCTTAATACCCGCGTCAAGAGACGCTCCTGTTTTTTTGTCGGTCTTGTGCGTAGCTAAATCCTGAAGACTAGTTTTCATCGCCTCGACGCTTCGTACGCCACGTCCACTGTTCTCGATGATCTTTAACAACGCAATCAGCGCATTATCAACCTTGTCAACTGAAGAGCCAAGTGTAGGCTCGACCGCACCGACAAGATCGGTAGGCGTGAACATGTTGAAAATCTGATCTAGAGAGTTAAACTCTGCCATGATTATCCTACCAACGAAGCAACATCACTAAGTGATGGAACTCGAATGACAGTGCCCGCAGGAACTTGCATGCCCCAACCGATCCCAGATGCGGCCGCAAGAATCCACCAGTACCGTCCGTCGCCATAGACTGAACCTGCGATCGTGTCAAGACGTTCTTTTCCTCTGACGATAATCGTCTTTGCTGGGAGCGTACCGGCGGCCATGGCTGAACGAATAGCCTCTTGAGCGCGGCCAGTGCCATATTGCTCACCAAAATTCAGAACAGGTGTCCGTTTTTGTCTAGTAAAGGGCATTGATCATTTTTCCTGAGGGCCCATATTACCAACCGGGTACACGGGTGCTCTGTTGTGCCCATTATGATCGATACCTGGCGAGATGTCATGAATTGGTGCAAACGACAGTGTAATTTTGCACATCTTAGGTGCAATTCTACCATGGTCGATCTCCCATGTTACCTTGTCATACCAATCAAAGCTCATTGTTTCGATGAATCCTGCCATGCCTTTTCCTGCAGTGTCTTCGAACGATTTGACGATTGCATTCGAATCAGCACTTAAGAATTTTTGAACTGCAACACCGTAACCTTCGTTTTTCTTTAGAACACTTGCTAGCGTACTGAGTTCTTTAACGAGATTTGACGTGTTTTTAGACGTGGGCGTTAGTTGACTTGCTGGAAATATGTACTTTCCGCCAATGATACGCTCATATGGATTGTCAGGGTTGTCGTATTGTTTGTTGAATTCTTTGAATGAATTTGCCTTGTATTTTTCTAGAATGGTAGGATCGGTTGTTAGTTGCACTTCACCGATAATAAGTTGCGGGTTATCGGGATGAACTTTCTTAGCTTTTATTTCTAAAAAGTCAGCAAATACGCTTAACGTCGGTGAATACTTCAACGTATTTTTAGTGCCAACCAATGGAAGAGGGGGAACGGGAATTGAAATGCCCCCGCCACCTGCTTCTTGATCAGTTGCAAGTGTAGCTATGTAACCAGAAGGAAGATGGTACGTTTCATCATTAGGACTCGATAGTGCCTTGTCTAGACCGACAACAAGAGATCTCAGCGTTTCACTATCATCAAGAACTGCAATAGAACCTTCGTCAAGTTTCTTCTTGTCAATTGTGAATTTTGGATCTCCCATTCCAAAAAGTCGACCAAGAGCATACAATGAATAATTGCTGCGAATTAGGTCACCTAGTCGGATTCGAATCATAGGTGATGCGCCGATCAACTGGCTGAATGGTTGCGTAAAGACGTTGTTACCGTCCTTGTCCTGAAGTTGTTTTCCTTTCGTATACTGAGGATACAGAAGGGTTACCAACTTGTTGATCTTCACCCACATGTCATCAAAGTCCGATGGTGACGTAGAGACAACGTAGAACGACATGTCAATCTTTCGTTCAGTTGACTTGTAAATTCTGATGGGCTCTACGCGGCCAAAACCATCGTGTTTATCATATGCTGCTGCGTATGAGTCTCCTAGTGATGCAATAAACGCATGAAAGCTAATCATTTCGTTGGTGCGAATGTCATGAAAATAGAACGGAACGTATGATGCATCAAGTTGCTTTTCAAATTCAAGTGCCAAAGCATTTGAAATACGACCGGTTCCTGGACTAGTAACAGTTGATTCAACTAAAGAAGCAGCCTTAAACCCAACGAATGGCGACGGTGCGCCGAGCTTCTTCCCGCTGGCAAGATTTGCAGCAAGAATGTTAGCCGGCATAATCAGATTTGCTGCAGCTCTATTTGACGACCACGACAGCTTAAGGCTCCCCTTCATTCGACTCTTCGTCACTGATGCATGAGGATCAGCATCGCCACGATTGTCCATTGCAGAATTTTTAGTTCCAGGAGCATCTGGATCGAGCCAGCTAGCTGGTTTTGTTAGGATCGCGTCACCCAGACCTGCAAAGATATTGCATGCGGAGATCAGCTTTGAACCCTTGATGACGTCGATCAGCGCAAGGATAGCACTGATCGCATTCATGATGTTTCCGCCGATCCTCTTCATCTGATCGACGATCGTGATTCCACTTCGAATGATTGCTCTGGCTACGACAACGTTGAATCCTGGGCTGTCAGCAGATGACGACAGAGCTCCCGCTAGCTGACCCAACAAGCCAGCATCTTCCGGGATTCCAAAGAACGCATTCGTGCCCCTCTTGAGGGCCAGAGAAAATGGAAAGTTCGTAGGTTTGATACCCAACAAGGCACCAAAATTGAGTGACGAGAGGGCTGACAGGGCCCCTCCAATGCCACCTGATGCGGCCTTGTTGCCTGCCTTGCTGCCGGCATAGTACTCGCCTGGTGAGTAGCGTCCTTGCGCATCCCGTGTTGCACGCTTTGTCGACGGTGTGATCAGGCCGAGCAATAAGCTAAGTCCGTCGAACAAGAGCTCGACGCCGGCGACGAGCGCAGTTGACAGGACAAGCATGCCCAGGGCATCTGTGCCTGAATACGGATCATTTGGATTGTTTAGTTGGCCCCATGAAAGTGAACCAAAGCTCAGGACATTTGCGCTGTCGAGCTCATCAGTCGTTAGTCCATCGATGACGTCAGACGCTAGAAGAACCTGCGTGTCTACACGTGTGATGCCGATCTGTGCGCCACCTGGAAGGAGGGCGCCGACTTGCATCTCTCCGGAATTTGGATCAGAGCCTGCGCTCGCTGCTCCGAGCTCCTTGCCTGCGCGGAGGGTGAGAAGTGGGCCGATCGATGCCATTCGCCCGGGTGTGATTCCCGGTGCGAGAACATTATACGTTCCCTTGTTTTTCTGCTGCGTCAACGATGGATTGAACCCGCCGTCAGATCCGCCGCCTGTGTCAGTGAACTTCTGCTTGCCGGCGCTAGCTGCTGAAAAGCGGTTGATGCTCATCACAGCAGACTGGTATTTGCCAATCGCTGAATCATCAACGACGGTGTTGTCTTCTGTCTTGGGCTCTACAGAGCGCAGGAGTTCGTTTCCATCACGAACAGTACCTTCTTGCTTGCCTTTGCGAATCTCGGGTGCAATGGCTGGGTACTGTTGAGTGTATGACGTTTCTGCGGCACCGAATCCATTTGTAACTGGCGTGAGAACAACTGGGTTACCATTGTCATCTGATAGGCGTGTGGGTTTGAAACCCGACAATATTGGGTAACGATTTTTAACAGTCGCATCATGCAGATATTGTGATAAAGTTTCTAGTTTAAGAACACCAGCATTAACGTTGTATTTTCCTTTGTCAGTGTCTTGTGACAATGGTAATTCAGCATCGTAATCACGTGGCGGAGACGCAGGATCAACATCTTTTGTATACGTGTGTTTTCCAGGCGTTGATGTTCTTGCAAGACGATTTACGTCGACAACGGTCGTTTGATATTTACCCAGTGGGCTATAATCAACGCTAGCGGGATCAGTACTAGCAACGACACTACTAAGAAGTTCATTACCGTCTTTACCGGTGCCGTCTTGCTTTCCTTTTTTCAGTTCTGTTGCAATTGCAGGATATTGCTGCGTGTATGAACCTGGCGGCGTACCGAAAAAATTATCAGAAGCACCCAGTGGCGTCAATCTTGTAGGGTTGCCTGATGCTAGCGTCAATGAACGCAGCGTGATCGTTGTTATTGCGACCGGATACTTGTTAGAGATTTTGGCGGACCCTTTGGCACCTGTTGTCAGATCACCCAGGTAACGTGCTAAAGTTTCTCGCGTGGGTACGCTGATGTCCTTTGGCTTGCCAGAGTCATCAATGTAACCCGCCGACACATCGACTTTCTTCAGGTACGGGCCGTAACCGTTCGGGTTGCCCTGGGCACCCGGGTCCATTGTGAAAGTCTTGCCGTCGATGTCAAATCCGCCGGCGCCTGTGTCGATTTTATCTGCCATGTTCAGCCATTCGAACCTGAGGTTGCAGGTTCGTTGCTACTAACTACGTCCTTGTTCGCAATGATTGACCGTCCTAATTGTTCAGCGAAGACGGGGTCGTTCTCTGCTCGGGCGATCAGCGGTCCCAAAACATCTGCAAAGCCGGCAACAAAACCCTCGACCATGTCTGCGACCATCTTCTTTTCAGCAGGCGTACGGGCCATTGACATCGCACGCTTGAACTGCTCGTTTTCGTGTAGACCGTCGATAAAGTCCTTGCGTGATTTCATGACGTGATCCTACAACACATGAAAGTTACTTTCCTTCAACGAGAGGTGTGTTTGTACGTGTAGACTGTTCTGTGTTCTGTGTGGTCTTCTTACCCACGTGGTCAAACGTTGCCCAGTCAAGACGCTTTCTGATCTGCGAAGACTCACGCATGATGATGGCCTTCTCAATGTCTGCTGCGTTGATCTCAACTGCAAGGTTGACAGTGATCTCTACGTTCTTGCCAGCGTTCACAGAGTATGAGGTTTTACCTCCGAGACTCAACGCACCGGCAACACGTTCAAGTTTAGCCTTGATGTCGATGACATTGCCGCTTGAGGCAAGAGCATTGTTCAGATCGTTCGCTTGTTTGACCATCTCTGAGACTGCAAGCAGCGCACCGGAGATGCCTTCTTTGTTATCGGCACTGCCTTTAATCGTTGAAGTGAATTTTTGAACCGTTGAACCAAATGCAAGGAAGAACGGGCTATTTGTAGCCTGACCAATTTTTGTTTGAATCTTTTCGACAATGGCAAGATTCTTGCCAACTGCTTCGATAGCTTGATCGCCAACTTTTTGGGGCGTTATGTTTGAAACATCAGTGACACGCGTCGAGATTTCTTTCATCGCCTTTGCAATTTCATTCATTGCAGTGCTTGTCGTTTTCAAATTTTCAGCGATTGCCGCAATATTGACAGCAGCACTCTTCGAATATGTTGCAGACAATTGCAACCTTTCGATGAACTTCATATCGGCAATTCCCATCATCACAGTGTTACCAAATGATTGCAACGATTCGAACGCCGTCTTCAACTCCTTGTTATCAATCATCTTGATTGATGACGTGGCCTTTGCCGAAAGTTGGCCGACGTCGCCGATGACGCCAAACAATGCCTTAACTGAACTCAGGGCCGACAGTGCAAGATTGAGTTTGTCTTCCTTTTCTTTGCTTCCGAAGATCGAAAAATCAACACTGTCGAGCTTGTCACGAATCATCTTCATCTTTTCAGCTAGATCGAAGTCCTTGCCGGTCACCTGCTTTGCAAGGTCACCAACTTTTTTGAACTTCTCTGCCGCGTTTTCAATCGTGACAGGACCCATTGCGTCAAGGATGCGCTTCTTATTCTCGTCTGCAGCAAGTTTCATCTTCGCTTGATACTCAGGTGTACCAACGATCAACTCACGATCTTTCTTTAGTTTCTCGGCCTGAAGTTGCTTTTCAATTGAACCTGCTTTAGCTCGAGCGTCAGCCTCTTGCTCAGACATACCTCCGCGGATGAAGTTCAAAATGCCGGCGCCGGCTTCTTCATCTGCTTTCTTCATGTGTTTAAGCCGCTCAAGTTTCATCATGTCGATTCGTTCATCGACAGTCTTACTTTTGTCTTCGAGCTTCTTAAGCCAATCTTCATCATCGAGTGCGTCTTGAAGTTTTTCTGCCTCACCTTTCATTGACGTCTTTGCAAGCGCAAAGGCACCAACGGTGATGGCAAGTGCGGCAACTGCAACAAGAACGTATGGATTCGCTAGCAGCGATGCCATCTTGCTAACGCCTGCACCGCCGGAAGCAGCACCACTTGCGCCCTTTGCCACCGCATCAGTAGCCGTCTTTGATGCCGCGCTAACACCACTCTCTACCAACGAACTAGTCGTCTTCGCAAACGTCGCTGCAACTGCCTTATCGATTAACGCCTTTTCAGCAGACTCTATGAAAATCTTCTTAAACACGCTTCCTAACGCACTGATACCTGCACCAAGCAGAGCACGACCAAGCGTTGGACCGAACATGATGGCGCCAACACCTAACCACACTTTAGTTGGCATTTCCTTGGCACCCTTGATGACCAATTCATAGAGTTTGTCCCACAAAATTGAAGCCAATCCGCCGATAGCATGCCACAACTTGGTCATCATCGCAGGATTGTCAAGCGCTTTTATGATCGGATCTAAGATCTCCGCCACAATCGCCATTCCACTTGAAGCACCACCAGCGGCGCGACTCGAAGCCGCGGCCATGAACTTGGCGGGATTGGTGATGAGCTCTGTTAGCGACTTAAGACCTTCGATGACCTTGGGAATCAACATCTTGATTCCTTCAGCGATTATTGTTGAAAATGTCTTAAGAAACGTTTTGAAGCCACCAATGACTTTTTGTCCTGAAGGACTTGATGCATCAAAGAAGTCAAAAAACTTCTCTTGAATGTTATCCATCAATTTTGCAAATGACGCACTACCGTCGTTGCTTGTTAGTCCATTCATCCAGACTTTGAGAACGTCAACGACACCACCTGTAAGTTTTCTAAATTTAGCAGGATCGAAGAAATCAGCAATGCCACCCAAAAAATCTTTGACGCCAGGGAACGTAGCGACAAAAGCTTTTCCTAGTCGGACGCCAGCCTGCTCCGTTTCACGCAATGCCTGTCGGATGTTCATCATAATTTTACGGAACTCAGTGGACGCCTGGATGCCACCCAGGAAACCCTTGATGAACTGATCCATGAAACCACCGGACATCGCGCCGCCTGGCTTTGTCATACGCTCGATTGCGCCGGAAAGTTGACTCATTGCATCAGCCTGAGACAGAGTCTTCTTTTCTGATTCGCTGCTTTTCTTTTTGATAGCATCAAGGCTGACGCCTTGATTCTTTGCTGAGAATACTTGCTTTGCAGTCGCGGCGTCCAGTCCGGTCATCGTCGTCAACAATTTCGTGTTCTGTCGATCGAATTTTGACGAGTCTACACCTGCTGCCGCGAATGACTTTCGCAGGCTGTCAATGATCTCTGCGGGGTTTTGCGCAGACATCAGTTCCATCGCGTCAGCATTGACGCCGAACGCTTGTGACATCTTTGAGACGTTGTCTGCCGCAGAATCAAACGTTTCGAACGCGTCGAGCGTTCCTGTGATGTCCTTCAGTTCAACGCCTAACTTACGAGCATACGTTGAAGCTTCGCCGATCTGTTTGACTGTTGCACCTGCAAAGTGCGCAACATCCTGCATCGCCTTCGTCATGTCTCGACTGATCAATTTAGCATCGAGCTGGAACGCTTTTCCAAGGTCAAGCGAGTACTTCGTCGTCTCCTTGAGCGTATCACCGAGCTTCTCGCCCATGGTGATACCGCGCTGGGTGACGGCCTTCATGGCCTCGTTGCTGAGGCCTAGGCCTTTCTTGTATGCTAGGAGTGCACCGCCATTGTCCTCAAATTCTTTTCGAACGAGATTAAAGGCTCCACCCATCTCTTTTGCGAGTTCACCCATGGCCTCGAGTCGCTCTGCGAGCGTTCCGAACACGCGCCAGGCGCTCAATCCTGTGTCACTGAACCCTTTTAGATTAACAGACGTTGAGATGATCGCTTTGTTCGTCGGACCCGTAAAGTGTCCGAACTCTTTGCGAAGCTTTTCCATCGCAACAGCAAGTTCATTAGACCCACCTGCAGACTTTGCAGCCATATCGACAAGGCCCGTGAACATCTTGAATGGAATCGCGATGATAGATGATGCGACGCTAACAAGGCCGTCGACAAGACCGGTGGTGAAGTCGATCAAGCCTTTGCCCATTGCAATAACATTGGCACCGGATTGCTTCAGGCCGGATAGAGCACCAGCAGCAAAAATCACAGATTTTGGAAACTTCTTTCCGATCTCTTCGCCCGCTTTCTTGATGCCCTTGCCCATCTTCGAAAAGGCTTCTTCACTGGTGTTCCCAGTGTCCTTTACGTTTTCGCTGGCGGTCTGAAAGGACTTGCCCATCGCCTCGATCCTCTGGACCGTATCTGCAGTTCCAGCAGTTCCGAACGCAGCAGCAAGCTTTGTGACAGTATCGACCTGCGAGCTGAACGACTGATCGAGCTTTTCCGCAGCAGCGGACATTCGCTCCATCTGAGCTGCAATCTTCGCCGTCAGTGCTAGCTGGTCTGTCAGATCGTCTTTAGTGGCCAAACATCACCCCTTCAGGTAGACTTATCTCAGAGCGGCCACGGGACGCCCAAAATCCGCTCAAATTCTCTTGCGGATGCGTGCTTCAAGCCCAAGTGTTCCATCACAGAATCGACAGACGCTCCTGGGCGATTCAGTTCATCTTGAAACCTACGTGAAGACATCAGAGCGTTCTGTACCGCCTGGACTTCCTCGTTTGTTCCACGAATCTTGAGGTTGCACGCCTTGCCGACAATCCAGGCAGCCGCAGCCACGAAGAACACTTTGCCCAAGAGATTCAGACGTAATTCATTAATCATCGATAAATATACAATCAAGTCATGTTACTAGACGTAAAATTCAAAGAAGGAACAAGGAACAAAAATAAGCCCGGGCGTTTACTAGTGCTTAAGTGCGACATGTGTGAAGTTGTGTTTGAAAGACCGTTTGGTCCTAGATGTTTCAAACAAGATTTGCATGCATGCTCACGAAAGTGTCATGGTCTTTTAGAACGAAAAGGCGGCCCCCGTGATGAAAAAAAACGTCATACTAGCATGTTACACTACGGCGTTGAACATCCAAGAAAATCAAAAATCGTTGAAGAATCTCGCAAGCAAACATGTATTATACGTCATGGTGTTCCATACGTGTTGCAATTGCAACACGTGATTAATGCAGCACACACAGCAGAGGTTGAATCGATTCGTACTGAATCATTGAAACGAGTAAATTTGAACGGCGAACCAGCTAAAAAACGTCATGCAACAATGAAACGTATGGGTACGTATAGCAGAACGTCAAAACCAGAAGAACAATGCTATATTCAATTATGTCAACAATTTGGTGTTGAAGATATTGAGCGTCAAGTTCTCATCAACGGCTGGTCAATTGACTTTTACGTAAAAAGCATCAATACATACGTTCAAGAAGATGGCGTTTATCACCACGGCCTAGACAGACACATCGATGTTATTTCTGAACACAAGACATCAAGGGATCGATCGATTCACAAGCGTTGGCTGCTCGATAAACAACAAGACGCGTGGTTTGAAGATAATCATAAACGCCTAATTCGTGTTACAGATTTGTGCGTTCTGCAAGACAACACGTGGTTAATAATGCTCACGTGAATCGACGTAGCCTGGAAGGCGTCTGTTCGCGCTGCATTCCTTGCATGTGTCTCACCTCAGGTGAATTTGCGTGAAGGCCCCTGTTGGGTGCGCCTTTGTTGAGTTCCTTGACAATGCGCTCAATGAACCAACGCTTGTACGTCACCGGAAGGCTGTACACTTCGCTGTACAGGAACCCGCAGTAGTACATCAGCAGGAACGCGGGCTCGAGGATGAGCTGTTCCTTATCTGCTGGCGTTAGGCCAAAGAAAGTTGCTGCCCATCGGCATGTTCACCTCCTCAGAATGTCCGCATGACGGGCATGCAACTTCCTGACGCATAGTGATTCCGGGCTCATTGTCACGGATGTAGTTGCGAAGAGCGAGAGAGTCTCGTGCAGGCATCATCCTGACAAACCCTGCAATCTTAGCACGGTCTTCAACGCCATCGATCGAACAGATGCTGTAGAGGAGGCCGGTAGTGACCGATGATTCGCCTTGCAATCCAAGCTTCTTCTGCTTAGCAGCAGTCGTTGTGATCTCTTCTTCGTCCCTGCCGCTCAAAAACTTGAAGCGAACGACCTTCTTCGAGTACGGAAGCAGGAACTCAAACAAGTTGAGGCCGGCAGAAACTGGGCTGATTTCAAGGCGCTTGATCGGAAGCTCAGCAAGATTGAAGACTCGGGGTGCCTTGCTGTTGCATTCATCACACTCTAGCTCGACGTCATAGTCTGCGCCGTAACCAGTGACGCGGATTGCGACCATCAGTGCATTTCGATCACCGACAAGCAAATCGATTGGGTTGATCGTCTTGTCTGTGAGGCAGGACTTGATCAGCTCCGTGATGACAGTTCCCTTTTTCAGGTATGCTGTGCTCGAAAGGATGTCTTCCTCTCGTGCAGTCATCGCCCTAATTTCAAGTGTCTCCTGCCCGTAAAGCGGTGAGTGTGTCGGATAGACTGCACCACGTGACGGCAGAGGCGCTAGTTCGACAGGAATTTCAAGGCCAAAGTCTGACCTGACCTTTTCGGCAGCCGTCGTCACCTGTTGCCGCGGATCAATGTGGGCCGGCGGAGCTGGTGGCGCTGCGGGAGCACCTGCAAAAACTTGATTGCGCTGTTCGCGTTCTTCTGACATATGACGTTCCTCTTACTCGCAATAGTATGCTAGCGAGTGTTGAACGTAAATGTCTACCGTGATGTAATCACGGGCCGTTTTCTAGCACATGAATGTCTCAGAGCGCTTTTTCTCTGTCAACCATCCACGATCGATACAGTCGAGGTAATCAGCCTCAGACCACCCAGCGAAATTGAGCAGGGCATCCCACTCAATGTTGTACTGTTCAACGGTGATCTTGCCTTCCCACAGGCGATCCATGAGCCGCGATAGCATCGCATCGACGACTTCAAACGGCAGCTTCATAGATCTATCATACCACATCAGTACCAGGCTTTGCTCAATTTCGGTTCGCCGGCGAGCACGTAAATGTTCGCTTCAACTGGGAAGCCACTGCTGAACTTTTCGTCGTCGGTCAGCGGCCTCACGACGCCTTCGTCTGTGAGGTGATCAAGCATCTCTTGTGTTCTCGCTAGCGACCACCTGATTTCCAACGAGATGGTTCCCAAATAGACCGGCCGGGCAACCCTATTGAAGTATCGCTCGATTATTTCGAGGGCTGCTGTGGGAGGCTTTTGACCGTTCTTGAACAGAGATGTCATGTATCCGTGACTCCCACCGGTGCTGTTAGAAATTGCACCATCGATACTTAGGCTCACCAATGAACTCATGCGAGAAACCCCTCAAGTAACCGTACTAAACGGGTTGAGGGGTTTGCATCACAGGAATCGACAATGCCGCCGGTGACAGTCGGTGAAACACAATCGTCCTGTTTGTGTCTTGTTCAGTCGTATCCGCCCATTGGGCCTGACGTTGCAGTCTTCTTTGGTCGACGAAGCGGGCGACGTGCAGGTGGTTGTTTGGCCGCTCTGTCCATCGTGCTTCGATTTCTAGCAACGACAGACCTCGAAGCGGCGTCATTTGAACGCCGTTCTTCTTCATCGTCGAAGCCGTCGTCTTCGTCAGGTTCTTCTTTAGAACGAGACTTTGCGTCCTTCTTTGCTGCACTTAGCGCTCTCTTTGCGTCAGAGACAGTCTGCGATGCCATCATGATGACATCCATGTCGATCGTCAGATCACCAAAGTTGTTTCCAAGTGCACGAGCAGCCTCGTCGAGCATCTCGATGGCCTCAGTCAGGTCTTCACCTTCGGTATCATCATATTCATGCAGTTGATCTACAAGATCATCAAGGAACATTGCCGCTTTATCAGCGTATTTGTGCAACGTCTTGACTGCTGCAGCACACTCCTTGACGGCGGCCGCACCCGGGTCTGACTTCTTCTTTTTTGCAGCCTCGCTGAGAACGTCTTGAATGACGCCCCTGAGCTGTTGTTCTGTGAGCTTCATGAAGAGTAAGTATCACGCTGCATGAGCACAGACGTGGCAAGTTTCACATAGGACGATCCCAGAAACGTTGTTCTGGACGTGATAGTCAGAGACCCAGCGAGCATATGCTTGGTGTGAAGCTTAAATGACGAAAGGCCTCGCAAAAGGCCTTTCGAATCAACCACTTGGCTTGTCGAATCGCAATCTCAAAATTGAAGGACCGCGTTGTCGAAGCGCAACGTGAGGGTTAGTTCTGCCATTTCAGCGCCTTCGTATGAAAGCTCGCCGAAGCCGGCTTCCGTGATGAAAGCACCCTTGATGTCCCAAAGTTCGACGACCGTTCCGACGGGATCGAGCATCTTCAACTGGACATCGCGCTTGTAGAAGTCGGCGTAGCCTGAGCGACCTGACACAGACTCATAGTGCAGGCGGACCCACTCCATGATCTGCTGAGCGCCCGACGGTGCGATCGGATCGTGCAGTGTGACTGCCATCGTTCCGAAGGTCGTCTTGCCGGCAAGGTACCGGGTCGCATTGATGAACGGAACGACGATTTCTTCTGTCGTAAACGTTGGTCGTGCGGAAGTCTTGATGATGTAGGCGTCAATGCCTTCAATCATGAGCACCCATCGGTTCTTGCGCTTTGGCTCGAACTTGTTGGGAAGCATTGATGTCACGTCGAGTGTTTCAGCCATTGTGTTCTCCTGTCACCGGATAGTCGTAAGTATTCAACCGCAACGTTCTTTAGCCACGGCGCTTTGGCTTCTTGTTTCGAAGCCTGTCATCATCGTCAATAGTCGCCTCAACAAGACGCCGAGCAGCAAGAGCTTTTTCAAACTCTTCGTTAATGAGCTGTTGAAGAAGTTGGTTGGTGATGATCATGCCCAGTCTTCGCTGTCTTCCCACGCATCAACGCACATTGCGATGGCTTCATCAACAGCTTCACGAAGCATGTTGTAGACTTCTGGGTGAACCGAATCAGAGAATGATGGATCAGCACCAGAACCCGACATCTCTTCTGCGGCAAAGATGACGATACCCGTCAGTTCATTGACGGCATCATCAATGTCAGGATGATCCGAGGCTGCATGTGTAGTTGCCCTACCAGGTAACGTGGTGTTAGGTGGTGGAACAATAGCCTCTCGAAGCTTTGACTTGACGGCCTCACGGATAATTCGCCGCAGCTGATCCTTGGTTACCTTCATTCGTTTATCCTACTTTACCGTGCGATCACTGCTGCGTGATGTTGTTCGTCACAACGAAGTCAAGCGAGACATACTCGATCGACTTGGTCGGCTGAACGTAAATCTTACCGCGAACGGTGTTGTTCTCGATATCCTGCTGAGTAGTCGTCGACGAGTCGATGATAACCTTGAAGCGCTCCAGACCTGCGAGTGCCTGAATGCGTTGCAAGCGTGGAGTGACAGCTGCCGAGAACTTTGCAAGCGTAACGTCGCGGTTAGGCTCGAACAGAATGTTCATCGAGATGTCTCGAACCTGACGCCTGATCTCGATCAGGAGGCGACGGACGTTGACTCGGTCAAGTGCAGAAGCTGCTGCCTGGAGCGTCTTCTGTCCCCACACGACAACTCCACCCTTCGGGTTTGTTCCGCCCGTTGCGTTTCCCGGGAAGGCAACAAGTGGGTTGATGTTGACGTCATAGAGCGCGTCCATGTTGGTCTTGGACAGCTGAACTCGTGCCTCGAGAGTCGTCTGCAACGAACCTCGGGTGAAGCCTGCTGGTGCGAACCATGGGTGACCCACTGCATCGTTCAGAGCGAGCGCTCCGAGGACGACGACAGAAGGAGGAACGATGACGTTGGTCTTCGTCGTTGGATCAGTCATGACAACGTCTGGGAAGTACGCAGCTCCGAAGCTGCTGTCCAACGCACGTGATGCAAAGTCTGCTGCTGTCAGAGATACAGATGGTTGCTGCAAGCTGCTCGTCACGGTTGAACCGTTGTTGTCGAGCTGCTCGATATCCATGATGTAAAGTGCGTCGAAGCGCGTCTCTACAGCAGAGATTGCAGCGTCGGTGACGACTGGGTTTCTGATTCCCGGGATGGCCAGGATCTGAAGGTCTGTGTTGACGAGGTCTCCAACAATCTGCAGTGCCTTCGTGTACGCAGACACCGTTGAGCCGAGGTTGAAACCACGGTTCGTTCCGTTCATGTCTGATTCAACTGCTTGGTTGGACAGTTCCGATTGCGCGCGGTCGAAGAGGTTGACGCCGTCAAATCCGCCTTGCATCATGAAGTTGAACTTCAAGAAGCGACGGTTTGCCTGGACGAAGTCATCGGGCGTGAGCTTACGTGTCTTTGCAGTCTCATTTGCAACGATATTTCCATTACGGACGTAGGTTGCATTCACCCACTGCTGTGGGTCTGCTGTGCCAGCCGAGCTAGTGACGACCTGTAGGTTCATCAATGAGAATCCGTTGTAGTTGAACACGTCAACGTCAAGGACGCCATTTGCAGATGTGGCAGGCGTTCCTGCGTTGTCACCAACAGAGAAGTTCTGAACGTCGGTACGATGTTGCGGGAAGAACTTTGCAAACGCCTGTAGAGACTTGTTCTGCAACGTCGAGAGGTTCGGTGTCGTGAGGTTCGTGACATGCTCGAACTGCACGCCCCAGTAAAGGAGCGGGTTGACGGCGATCTTTGCGCCAGATCCCTGCGTGATGTTCTGTCGAAGTGGCAGCGGCGGCTCGCTAACGCGGCTCCATGCCGTCGCATCAACAACCGTCGAGCTGGTTACATGCATCAACGAAGAGTAACCGCGAGTGACAAGGTGAGCAGTTCCGCGAACACCGCAAGGCATTGCGGTTGGATCAGTCTCAGCGAGGTCGACGCCTGGATCGACTTCGATGCGGATGTAATTGGAAGCGTTCGGGTAGTTTCCTTCGACGACCATCTTCTGCGCAGTTGGTGCGCGGTCGAAGTCGAAGTAAGCGTGCTGATCACCGATCTTCTTTGCGATGTAGCTGACGTCGCTTGGATTCAGCGACAGGCCCCGCCACTGCTCAAGGTACACAGGAACAGTGTCGTTGTCATTCCAGTCCCTGACAACAAGGTCGAAGGATGGATACACGTTTGAAGGGTCTGTTGACAATGCAACATTCTCGATTGACAATTTGTAGAGAGTCGAAACTCCCATGCCGTCATCTAGTGCGTGCACCTTGAACAAGTTCTGAGCGCGACCACCAAACGGCTGACTGACAACCCAGGGAGACTCGGCATGACCGAAGCGATCACGGAAGTCTTCGTAGTCAGGTGCCGTTGCAGAACCGACATCACGTGCAGTCGAACCGGTCAGCAAGAATGCTACTCGCTCTTGACCAGGAATGTTTCCATCTGTTGATACGATGCTTGAACCTGATGCAGTGCTAATGACGCCAGAACCGGTGATATATGCCGTTGCTGGGTGGACGTCCCATCCTGCGTACAGATAGTGACCAGCCTGTTGAATCTTGAAAGGATTGGTGTTCAGTACGTTTGCAAAGTAGTTGGGTGACGTCATGTCAAACGATGCAGTAATGACGTTCGGGAACAGTGGGTCTGTGCCCTTCAATCCATTGACAAGGAGAACGAAATCCTGCTTGACAATGCCGTTCTGTAAGAGGACAACATCACCAAAAGAGCTTCCGGTCAAAGGAGAGGCAGGTATAGACGATGGCGACGATGTTTGGTTGTTAGCAAAGTTTGCAGATGAAGACAGCATCAAGATAACGCCTGATGCCGCCATCAATACGCCTCGAACAATTGGCGCAGCGGCAATGCCTTGAACTGAGCCAGTTTGTAGTCCTGAATCGATGAACAACGAGCCAGACATGAATGCGCCGAGGAAGTATGTCCTTCCTAGAACGCCTGCTCCACCGCCTGCTGCGTTGGTTGCATTGGCATATGGGTTTGCTGCCAGTGATCCGTCTCCGTCATTTGGCTCCTGTTCACCGACAGTGAAACCTGCCGACGTAACATCGCCCGTTCCGGAGACACGCTTGGTGCCATCGCCGACGCCAAGGACCTTAAGATACGTTACAGCGGTTGCATTACGCAGCCATTCAGTGACGGCAAGAGGACCGAACTTTTCGCCATCGGTTGCACC